GTCCTGTGGCACCAGTTGGTCCTGTGGCACCAGTTGGTCCTGTGGCACCAGTTGGTCCTGTGGCACCAGTTGGTCCTGTGGCACCAGTTGGTCCTGTGGCACCAGTTTCACCCTGAGCACCAGCTCCGCCAACTATTTCAACCCAAAATGAGTCATAATAAACAAAAGTTTTTCCAGTATCAGACTCATACCAGAGTTGACCAGCCAATGGTGATACTGGGGCTGTATCAGAGATAGTTGCGCCACCAATAATGGTTTCAGCTACCCAAGCGGTACCGTTCCACTTTAAGAATTGCCCACTTGATGGAGTTGCGGCAGAAACATTACCTATATCGTCTAAGGTATTAATTGTTGGTATATTAGCATTTATCCAATTGGTTCCATCAAACTTTAAGAATTGTCCTGTAGCATTTCCGCTAATAACTACGTCATCCATGTCTGTTGTTAGATCAAGTTTTCTATTTATCCATTTACTTCCGTTGTACAATAGTGCGTCTCCACTACTTACGGAACCTAACATTACGTCACCAGACAAGTTATCTAATCTACCAGAGATTACAACGGCAGTACTTTGAATTGCAGCATAGATGACAATTTGCATTTCGTCTTGATCTGGTGGAGTTTCAAAGTTTACAGTTACATAGTCCTCTGAATAAGCACCTAGTGAATTAGTGGTACTCCATCTAGCTTGTATAACTTCATGTGTTGCATTACTTCTTATTGTCACTACAACATCTGCTGTATTAAAGCCATGATAAATTGTAAAGTCAGTATTTGTACCATTACCTCGAGTAACAGAAATTGTTGTTCCTTCAGGTTGTTCAGGAAGAATACTATTTATCCATTTTCCTAAACCACTATCCCATATAAGAACTTGCCCATTTAGAACATTATTGGTAAGAACGTCTGAAAGTTTAGCCGTATTAAAAGCGCTGTTTATCCAAGCTGAACCATTATGTAATAAAACATTATTTGCTGTAGCATTTGAAAGAGTGACGCCAGATAAGTCGTCTAATGTTCTATTATTAATATACGTTACGGCATTTGAATAGGCTGTATTCCCAACTGTATCAGCATAAGCGCTTACGCTTGACGCCGAGTTTGCTATATTGGAAACCATGTTTGTAGTATAAGAGTCTGCTACTTTAATAACTGGCGTCATTCCTTCACCAGAATTATCAGTTATTGTTATACCGGTGCCAGAAACTAAGTTTGCCACATACTGACCTGTTGTGTCTGCGCCAAGTGCTACGGAATTAGAGGCAATTGTTGTTGTTATGGTTACGTTTGCACTACCGTCTATCCAAACATCACCAGTTACGTCACCATCTAAGATAATTTTTCTTTGATTAGTCCAGACTAATGCATTGCTTGCTGTGCCGGTTACGTTCCCAGTGTGTACTCCATTGCTATTTCCAGTTACATTACCTGTGACATTACCAGTTAAATTACCAGTTACATCTCCTGTGATATTACCAGTTACATTTCCAGTTACATTACCTGTGACATTGCCTACCAAAGCAGCCGTTACTTGGTTGAAGGCAACGTTTGCATTAGTGGCAACTGATTGAGGAATTGAGATAGTTGGGACTGAAGCTTCACCGGAATTGTTCGTAATTATTATACCAGTACCAGCGCTGAGGTGATCTACATAATCACCAATCGTATCTGTAGATAAATTAATAGCATCATTAATCCAAACAGATCCATTATATCTAAAAAAATCACCATTGGCTACGTTGCTAAGAGTAACATCTGTTAAATCATCGATTGATGCATTCAGTGTAGCTAGGGTAACAGTATTACTAATCCAGGCAGATCCGTTATATCTAAAGAAGTCACCATTGGCTGGAGTGGTTAAGGTAACATCTGTTAGATCATTTATTACTGCATTCAGTGTTATCGTTGGAGTGGTAGTTTCTCCAGAGTTATTAGCTAAAGAAATTCCTGTTCCAGCAACTAAAGAAGCAACATAATCACCAGTTGTGTCAGTACCTAAAGCTACAGAATTAGCAACTATAGTTGCAGTAAGAGTTACATTAGCAGAACCATCTATCGAAACGTTTCCAGATAAGTCACCACCTAAAGTGATTAATCTGGAATTAGTCCATTTTGCTGCTGAACCAGTATATGCATTTGCTGATAATACTTCTGTTCCATTGATCTTAATTACTTTTCCTGAAGCAAGATCTATATTTTCGGAAGAAGTCCAAGATCCAGTGCTATTACTCCAGTTGAAGGTTTTATCCGTAGCTCCTTTTAGTGTTATTCCACCACCATCTGCTGTTATGTTAGATGGTGAGGATACATTAGCAAGTTCAATGTTTTTATCTTCAACAAAAATTGATTCTGCATTTACTGTAACAGTAGTGCCATTAACGGTAAGATTTCCAGAAACTACTAAATTTCCAGAAACCTGAACACTATCCTCTGTTGTTATTTGAGTATTTGAAGTTTGAAGTAAATTTAAAGATGAACTAACTAATGCACCATTGCTATCTTTGAAGAAGAATACTCCAGAGCTAGGATCAATGGCTATTTGGCTACTAGTAATACTTGGATTAGCCACTATAAAACCTTTCCTTTATTTAGAAAGTTCCACCGTCTACTGTGTCACTCCATGCAGGTACTCCTGCTACAACTTTTAAGAATTGATCACTAGTACCTATTGATAATTTAGATAATGTGTTTGTTGCACTAGCGTAAACTATATCTCCAGTTGCATAAGTTGAAAATCCAGTACCACCCTTGCCAGAAGCAATGACTGTACCACTCCATGTTCCAGTTGTAATTGTTCCAACTGTTACAATGTCATCATCACCAGAATATGTTCCAGCAGCAACGTTTGCTAATATTGAGCTATAAGCTTGTACATTTGAGCCAATTGCTAGACCTAATGCAGTTCTTGCGCTATCAGCAGTTGTTGAACCAGTACCACCGTAAGCAATTGCTACAGCAGTTCCTTGCCATGCACCTGTTGCTATTGTTCCAACTGAAGTCAAGCTTGAAGTGACTACACCAGAACCAAGTGTTGTATTACTTAACACCGATGTTCCGTTAATTTCATAAACTTTACCAGAAACTAAATTCATATTCTCTGATGAAGTCCATGCATCTGTTGCATCAACCCAGGTAAGCGTCTTATCTGTTGCACCGAGAATTGTAATACCAGCACCGTCAGCAGTTATATCAGATGGTGTTGCAACATTAGCAAGAACTATATTCTTATCTTCAACAACTAATGTTCCAGTATTGAGAGTTGTAGTGTTTCCCTGAACTATTAAGTCCCCAGTTACTGTAAGAGTGTTTCCAATTGTTACATCATCTGGAAGACCAATTGTGATTACTCCAGTGTAAGGACCAGTTCCAGTACCAGAAACAGTAACCTCATTTGAGGTACCGGTTATTGATGTAACTGCAGCGGTTGTTAAGTCGCTAATTTGTGATCCAGTAATTGAAATTGCTGTATTTCCAGCAGCCGTTAAACGACCCTGTGCGTCAACTGTGAATGTTCCAACAGTACCCGCACCACCATAACCACCAGCTGAAACAGTTGTGTTAGCAATTTTGTTTGCAGTAACTGCTCTATCATCAATTTTTCCCGTAGTGATTGCTGCATCGACCATCATTGAAGTCGATATTGTGCTGTTTGGCAGTACTACAGTTCCTGTAAAAGTTGGACTTGCAAGTGGTGCTTTTAGATCAAGTGCAGTCTGGGTTGCGGTAGAAATTGGTTTACTTGCATCAGATGTGTTATCTACGTTTCCAAGACCAACGCTTGATTTTGTTACCGAGTAGTTAACTTTTGCATTTGCATCGTCGTAAGTAACTGTGATTCCATCTTGTGTGCCATTAGTTACTAATGTTCCAAAAGCATCTTGAGCGGCTTCGGCAAAATCTGTAACTGCTGTTGATGCAATTGAGATTGCAGTATTAGCAGCAGCTGTTAGACGACCTTGTGCATCAACTGTGTAATTTGGAACCGTACTTGCATTACCGTATGAGCCAGCTGTTACAGCTGTACTGTCAAGATTTAATGTAATTGTATCTGTCGTTGCAGCAGATGTTAAACCAGTTCCGCCAGAAATTGTAAAGGTATCACCAGCTGTAATTGTTTGACTTGATCCACCATCTGCTGCTGCTGTAAATGATTGTGCGGCTACAGAAAAATCGACCTTTGCGTTTGCGTCATCGTAGGTAACTGTAATTCCAGATTGTGAACCACCAGATACCAATGTGCCATAAGCGTCTTGCGATGCTTCGTTAAAATCTGAAACTTGACTTGCTGTTATTGAGATTGATGTATTTCCTGCTGCCGTTAAACGACCTTGGGCATCGACAGTAAATGTTCCAACGGTACCTGCGCCTCCGTAAGAGCCACTTGTAACAGTCGTGCTATCAAGATTTAAGGTTATAGTATCAGTAGCTCCTGCAACTGAAGTCAATCCCGTGCCACCAGCAATCGTTAATGTATCAGATCCGCTTGTAATCGTTTGATTAGATCCAGAATCTCCAGCTACAGTAAATGATGTAGCTATGTTTGCAATTGTATTATTTACACCAGATATGCTTCCATCAACATATAGTTTTGTTGCAGCATGGTTGTTTGCAGTTGGTGTTGCGACAATTGTTGTACCGCTAAATGTTTTGTTACCAGTTATTGTTTGAACGGTTCCCAAAGAAACAAATGCGCCAACACCGGCAATGGCTGGAACTGTATTTGCAGTGCCAGTGCCGTCGTCTCCATAACCATAATAAAGTGTATTGTCAGCTTCGTTATAAGCTAACTCTGCGTTCTTAAGAGAGCTTGGCGCACCTGCTAAGCCAGTGCCAGCTCTTCTTTTGATTCTTAATATATTAGCCATTTAAAAATTTCCTCCATTAATACTAAGTTCTGCGCTGTTATTACTCAGCGATTCAACAGACTTATTGACCCATTGAGACCCATTATAAATTAAAACATCCTTAGTTCCAACATTGCTTATAGTAACATCTCCTATGCCATTTAAACTGCTAATGTTTGACTCTACTTCTATTATTCTATCTTTAACAGTAAGATGAGAACCAGCTGGATTAAGCCCCAGAGTGGTCTGCAAGGCCTCTACAGCGTCGTTTAGGTTGGCATGCTGTTGATGGTGTGGTACTGTGTTTGAATTGAGCTTATCATTTGCTGTTGGATTTATCAAAACATCTAATTGATTTGGATAATTTGTTGTCATATATCTTCCTATAGGCTAATAATTTTTGTTGAAGTATTATTCCATTGTAACGCCATTGACGAGGGCTCTGCGGTGCCAGAAAAAGGTAGGCCTTCAGAATCATCTATAAAAGCTATTAACCTTGAATCGGAATCAGCTGTACCATACTGGTAAAAGACAACTGCATTAAATGCTGCTCCATCATAAAAAATAGTTAAGTCATCTGCGTCCAAGACCCCTAAATCATTAGACACATTAGTTAATGCTGCACTTCTATATTTTTTTGCTGCCGTTGGTATGATTGAAAGGAATTCATCAGAATTTTGATTTGGGGTATATAAAGAAGTATCTACAAAAGCAACTTTAAGACTATTTGCTGATAGGTTTATTTCACCACTCAACATGGATTCTTTTGCTTTTTTATATACAAAATTAGCCATATTATATACCCACATCTTTTGAAACTGTTATTCTATACTTATAACCTTTTTCAAAATAATCTTTATTGTTAGTATAATATGATGGTGTTGCATCTAGCAATGAAGGAAAGTCTATGTAGATTTCAGGTTTCCAAGAATGCATTTGAGTAACCGTCTCAACATTCTCCCAACGAGACGGTGACTTCTGAATCTTTTTTCTTTGAGCCTTAAAATACTTAGTAGATAAAAAGTTAGAAGCTGGACGAGCATTAAAGGTAATAGTGACTCTTCCATCATTGTTATCATTTGCTATGTAAAAAGATCCATTTTTTGGCTCAACAGAATCAATATAGAATTCTGGATTTTTAGCTATAATTTGATAACTACTGTAGGCTTCGGTTAAGATTGAATTATCTTCTACTAAAATTTCCTCCATCACCGGAACAACAGAAGTTGAAAAACCAGAAGGCGTAGCTGCATCTTGTTTTGTAAATTTTATATACTCTTCTGCTACAACTTCATTTGCAGAGTCTAATATGCCTACTACTCTTAGGTAGTATTCTTGACCAGAAACAAGGACCTTATCCCAGTAAAGAGTTAGGGTTCTAGATATTGTATTGTAGTCAGCCAATGAGTTAATATCCTTAAAAGGATTAGACACAAGGGTAGGTGTTGCGGCTGATGTTTGAACAATAAATTTATTATTTGTTATAGAACTAATTTTTACTGTTCTGCCAAATTTAATTTTTACTTTATCGACACCCACTGAGGCATAATCTATTAAATTTAATGGCACGATTTATCTCCTCAGGAAAAGACTTATACTTAACTAGTAATGGGGGTGGTGCAAAAAAATAAGGGGCAGCTTTCGCTGCCCCCTACTTTCTAAGACTGTGTCGTAACTATAACAGTCCTAAGGTTCTATTACATTTCGTTAGTAACTTGTACTTCGTAGTTACGGGCAAGTCTAACGTTCTTAGCAACTGTGATACCTTCACCGTCACCAAGCATTACGATGTCGTAACGCTCTTTCATCTTCATCGAACGAATGTCACGTGACGGATCATCAAATTGATCTGTGCTCATGTCATCCTTGACGAGAAGACTGCCAACCTCATTACGATCAATGAGGAACAGGTCTGACTTAGCTAATGTTGCACCGCTCTTAGCTGTGAAGCTAACAAATGGTGACACTAACACGTTCAAACCCATAGGGGCTGTTGCGTTAACTGCGCCATCCTTCGACTGTGGACGGTAGCCCCAGCTGGTATTAACAGCTGATGCAGCGCCGCCCATGTGGAAGATCGAGTCCTTGAGGAAGACCGACCACATCAGTGGGTGAAGAATGAAGTCTGTTGGTATATGGTTTTCGGCCATTAGAACAGCTGCCATGTCGACAACATCGTCCCAGGTAACAGTGCTGTTGTAAGCACCATCAATCCCACGACCTGTTGTATCGTCATAGCTGCCACTGTCGTTGTCGAATACAATTGTAGCTGCATCCTTAAAACGACTAAGAGCAATTTGCTCTTTCAAACGTGCCATTGCACGGCCTGCGGCACGTACATGGAGGCCTACGATGTCCCAAAGAGAATCGGCAATAACTTCCTCTGTGAAAGCCAGCTTAACGCCCTTCTTCGACACCTTACCCTCGATTTGCTTAGCAAATGCGAGAGCTTGTTCTGGGTATTCTTGTCCTTCTGGGATCTCAGCAGCTTGAATTGCGTTTACCGCTGGAAATTCCAAAGAACGACCCTTACCAAGGCGTACTGTAGAAAGAAGCGGGGTTACCAAAAGCTGTGGTTCGGCTGCTTCGCGCAGAGTACGAGAAATTACTTTAGGAAACAAAGCGGCTGCGTCTGACGAACCGAATGCTTCCTTGATTGTAACTCTGTTATCTGTGTCGATGTAACCATCTTCAGCAAATGCGGCTTCCCAAGCTGGGAGACCCGAGAGGAGTTCTTGGATTGTCTTACTCATCTAGGATATTTCCTCCTGTTTAATTATTTCTTTTTTTATTTTCTTTTTTTTATTAGAGTGTTAAATTGACGCGGAAAGCACCAATAACATTCGTAACATCTAGGTTTGCACGGATACCGAGTTTACCGGAGAACGAGCCTGATCTTGTGAGCTCATAAACTGTCTTGAGCGCACCTGGATCCGATGGAAGTTGCATGTAGGAAAGTAGTCCGTCATCAAAGTTTGTAGCAAACTTCTCGACTTCAATAACCTTACCTACCATCAAGTGTGGGTAACTAGCTGCATCAGCTTGCGACAAGAGTCTTGGACGACCCATGAAGTCTGGAGCAACTAAACTACCTGCTACGAGATCTGCGTTAACACCTGTGACCATTGGATACTCGACATAACCTCTAACGATAAAGCCTGCACCTTGCGATGTGCCCTTGTCAAATGGTCTGTAGAGATCGTACTGTGCACAACCAACTGGCACTGAACGTGCAGCAACTGCTTGTGTATCTCCAGATGCGCCAGCAACTGGTGTTGCTGCTGCAAGTGGGTCCCAACCTGAAATTGTGTCTCCCCAAGTTATTGAAGAGGCGCTACCGTTAGCTGGAACGAAACGTGAATCACCACTTGAATCTGTTACTACCGAAAGGATTGTTCCCTTTGGAATAACAATTTCAAAACGATCATCTTCTGAATCTG